GCCTGAACCTGACCGTGCTCCATCCACGTCTCAAATGCAGCTTGGTTTCCTCTGACAAAGGTGCGGAGGCCCGCGCAATGCGTGGCACCATTTATTCAAACTAGAACGAAGCGAGGATGCGATGAACCGATTGAGCAAAGCCTGTCGTGCCGCGATTCGGTTGGCCGTGGCCGTCCTGTGCGTGGCCGTCTTTCTGTTCAGTGGCATGAGCCTCCCGCCTGCTGGATGGCCTGGAACTGACGGCGATGCGCACAGCTAGCATCTGAATGGCGCTTGTTTGAAATGAATCAAAGTAATCAAACAAATCAAAAGAAGGCAACCGGGCGTGGTGGCGCTCGGCCTAATGCTGGCCGCAAGAAAAGTGCGACGACTGTGCGCACACGAGAGATTGCGGAGCGCGTGATTTCACAGACAAAGGAAGGCGACAGCCCTCTTGAAGTGATGATTCGCGTAATGGGCGAATTTCTCAAAGCGGCGGAAGACGCAACGAAGAGCGACGACGCAGAGGAGCGTAAGACTGGGATCAAGTTGCTCGTTCTGGCAAAGGATGCGGCAGCTGCTGCGGCGCCTTACGTGCATCCACGCCTGGCGGCCATTGAGCACACTGGCAAGGATGGCAAAGAGTTAGGGCAGACGTCCGGCGTCCTGCTTGCGCCCGCCGCCATGACGGACGAAGAGTGGGAAGCGCAAGCCAAGAATGGCTGATCCAAGGATTGTCTGGCAACCGCTGCCAGGCGCGCAAACGAGGCTTCTGACATGCCCGATATTCGAGGCGCTGATGGAAGGGACGCGCGGCGGTGGAAAGACCGACACGCTGTTGATGTCGTTTGCGCAGCATGTTGGCAAAGGGTTTGGCGAGCACTGGCGCGGAGTGTTGTTCCGTCTGACTTATCCACAATTGGCCGACGTCGTAGCGAAGTCAAAACGCTGGTTTCACCAGATTTTCCCTGACGCGAAATTCAATAAGTCCGATTACGTGTGGGAATGGCCGACTGGCGAAATGCTGTTCTTTCGTTATGGCGAGTCGGAAGACGATTATTGGAATTACCACGGCCATGAGTATCCGTGGCTCGGCTTCGAGGAGCTGACCAACTGGCGCGATCTCTCGTTCTATGAGGCCATGCATTCGACCTGCCGTTCGTCGTATCCAGGCATGCCCCGCATGGTGCGGGCGACTTGCAATCCATTCGGGCGCGGGCATGGCGTAGTCAAGGATCGTTTCAAGCTAGGCCGCGATGGAACGCCGGCAGGAACTGTTATTCGAGAGGCGGATGCGAAGCCGCGCGTTGCAATCCACTCCAGCATCCATGAAAACAAGATCCTGCTGCAGAACGATCCTGAATACATCAAGACGCTTGAGGCGCTGAAGGATCCGAATCGCCGGAAGGCGTGGCTCGAAGGCGACTGGGATATTCATGTTGGCAGCTTTTTTGAGGCTGTTTGGGACGCGAAGCGGCACATTGTGGAGCCCTTCACAATTCCGGCGAGCTGGCAGGTCTGGAAGGCGATGGACTGGGGTTTTGCAGCGCCATACGCCATCTTGTGGCTCGCTATGGACCCTGACGGCTGCGTTTATGTCTGGCGTGAGCTGTACGGCGTCGGCGAAAAGCTGGGCCAGGGTAGCCGTGAACATGCGGAAGTGGTGGCGCAAAAGGTGCTGAAGGTCGAGCAACACGATGAGCGTATGGGCTACGAGTACCGCATAAACCTCGCCGACCCTGCGATCTTCTCCAATACCGGAACGAATAACACGATCGGGGGCATCTTCAAGGCTGCCGGCGTGCGCTGGTCTGAGGCGTGGAACGGCAAGGGCAGTGTTGCGAACGGCGCGCAGGAGATCATGCGCTTGCTGGCCGAAGACAAACTTAAGATATTCCGAACCTGCAAGCACTTGCTGCGCACGCTTCCGGCCATTGGGCCAGACGATATAGACCCTGAGAAGTACGACACCAAGGGCGAGGATCACGCCGTCGACGCGCTCCGTTATGGCGTCATGCGTCGGCGCCGAAAACCTGACGCGGACACGGTACAAAAGTCCGCGGATGAGGCGACCGATGTGTATAAAGATGAGAACGACAACCACTATCTGCAGGTGCCTTGATTATGCAAGAACAGCTCGCAGCACAAAGCGCGAAACCGGGCCTCAAACCAGCGCCGGATCAACCAGATCCGTTGGCGCAGCAATGGCAGAAACGGGTTGCGGCGGCGAGCACAAAGTTGGAGAAATTCCATAAGCGCGTAGTCCATAATCGCCGCCTGGTCGCAGGCTTCGACTGGTCCAAAGACCCGGCCAGCAAGGATTTCTACAACCTGCGTGCGAATCTGATCCACGGCACCATCACGGCCATCTTGCCGAACATTTACGCCCGCAATCCCGAGATCAGTGTCACGCCAGCGCATCAAGGCCGAGACCTGAAGCTGCTGTGCAAAACAATCGAGCAAGTTACGAATAGACAGCTGACCGATGCCAAGCTGAAGAAGCGGGCTAAGGCGACGGTGCGTGCTGCGCTTACCTGTTCATTCGGCGGCATTAAGGCGATGTATCAGCGTGATCTCAAGACGGACCCTTTCATTAAGGCTCGAATTCAGGACACGCAGGACAACATCGCTCACATTGAGCAGCTGATCGCTCAGATCGACGACCCGGTGCAACGCGCAGACCAAGAGCTGGCAAAAGCGGAGCTTGAAGAGGCGCTGGCGGGCTTGCATGAGCACGCGGAGGTAGTTGCTGGCGAAGGCATGGTTCTGGATCGCTTGCTAACCGAGCACATCATCATTGATCCGTCCGTGGCCGAGTTCGACGACTATGTCGACGGCGACTTCATGGTGCAGAAAATCCCGATGCGTAAGAGCTACGCAGAGGGCGTTTATGGCTACTGTCTCGATGGCGCCAAGACCTACAAACAGCCAGGCGATGGGCATGGGAATAGCGGCGGCATGTATTCGGGCGGCACGGATAAGGGTGCTGACGATCAAATATGCATCCTCGAAATTTGGGACAAGACCTCGCAGCGAGTCTTTACGACAGCAGAGGGCATCAATTACTGGCTGAAAGAGCCATTTACGCCTGAAGCCGTGGGCGAGCGGTGGTATCCGTTTTTCCTGCTGCCTTATCAGTTAGTGGACGGTACAGTGATCGCGCCGTCGCTGGTTGACCTGACTGAAAAGCTGCAGGCAGAACACAACGAAACACGCGACAAAGAACACCGCCATCGTCAAGCTATTCGACCTGGTTGGATCGGCGATCGCGGTACGTTGACGCAGAAGGACTTGGAAGCACTGCGCGACGCAGGCGAGAACGAAATCACATTGCTTGATGCAGGCGGGAAGCCGATCAATCAGGCCGTCATGCCGAAAACATATGCGGCCATCGATCAGACGCTGTATGACACAAGCAAGGTGCGCTACGACTGGGAGCAGGTTTCTGGCATGCAGGACGCTGCGCGTTCGTCGGTTGTGCAGCCAAAGACCGCTACAGAGGCGTCGATCATGCAGCAGAGCCTATCCGGGCGGGTCTCAGAGTTCCGCGATCAAGTGGAAGACTTCCTGCAGGAGATCGCTCAGTACACGGCGCAAATTCTCTTGCTGGAGCTTACCCCTGCCCAGGTAGAGCGAATCATGGGGCCGAACAAAATGGGGCCTATTCTTGGTCCAGACGGTCAGCCCGTGATTGATCCCGGCACCGGGCAGCCAGTCATGGGCGTAGTTGAAGCCGCTTACGACTGGCCGCAACTGTCGCGCGATGAGGTGTTCGATATGGTGCAGCTGCAGATCCGGGCTGGCACAACCGGCGAGCCCGACAAGCTCGATCAGCAGGAAGTCTGGCTGAAGATGCTGCCTGCGGTCCAGCCGCTGATTACGCAGATTATGCAGTTGCAGATGCAGGGCGTTGATACCTCGCCGCTGGAAGCGCTGCTGCGCGAGACTGTTACGCGCTTCGATGACAAGATTGATTTGGACACGATCATGCCAAAACCGAAGCCGAAACAGGTGGCTCCTGCCGCTCCATCGCCGGTCCCACAGGCAAGCCCGCTGCAGCCACAACCGCAAGCGGCCTGATGGACAGCATTAAAGACATCGTTGCATCCATCGCGAATGCGTCGCGACCACGAGAGAACGCGATTTTTGCTCGCAATAGCGCGTATGCGAGGCCGGCGTCGGTAATGACTGGATACATGACGAAGCTCGATCCGTTGAGCGAGATGGCCTTTCAGCAGTGGATAGCAGATAACAAAGTGCCGTTCAATGACGCGCCGGACGGCGATTACGACATGCGTGGCTTCTATAAGTCGATGGTCGCGGGCGATGGCAAGGCCAATACAGGCATGAACGCGAACGACGGACAGCTGCACTTCACGGACTATTTCAAGACTCCATATCACGAATCATTTTCTGCAGAAAGCAAGTACGCCGTGCCTGGTGCGCCGCAATGGAACGAGCAGGACCAATTAGAAACGCCGGGTGCGCGGATCGTATTCGACGAACGTAACCGCAAGTAATGAGCAACTACTACAGGAGCCAATAGCATGTCCCAAGACCGCGAGGAACTTTTAGATAATCTGTCCGGCAACGTATCGGACGACATCAGCGCCACTGCAGAGCCGGGCGCGGATCAGCCGGGCAGTGAGGCTGCCATTCAGCAAGACGACTCACAGCCGCAGCCTGGCGAAGATACCTCCGCTGCGCCAAGTGAGGCCGACGCACTGCTAGATGCGTTGACTGAGCCTGTTCCCAGCAAGGAGGAACAGGCCGACAGTGGCGCTGTGAAGGTTCCGGCCAAGCCAGATGACAAGACTGCCGCGTCGAATGAAAAGACGCCAGAAGAACTGGATGCAGAAGACGCCGAACTGGTCAAAGGGCTGAAGCCTCGTGCGCAGGAACGATTCCGGCAGCTGACCGAAAAGGTCAAGGAAAGCGAGGAACGAGCGCGGACCTTTGAGGCGGACATCAGCGAGTTCCGTGAAATGGTGAAATCGACCGGCATGCAGCCGCAGGAATTCGCACAGACACTGGAGTTCGGCCGGCTGATGAACAGTGGCAGCGAAGAGGACTTGAAGGTCGCTTTGCAGATGGTCGAGCAGCAGCGCGAGTTAATCTGCAAGCAGCTCGGGATTGAAGCGCCGGGTGTGAATGCCCTGTCCGACTTCCCCGATTTGGCGGCCGATGTTGATAACTTGGCGATGACCAAGGAGCGGGCTTTGGAAGTGGCGAAATACCGCCGCCAGCAAGCCGTGCAACAGGCCGCGCAGCGCAGTCAGCAACAGGAGCGAGAGGCCGAGCAGAAGTGGCAGGAGGATATTAAAACCGTCACGGATGCCGCGACCAGCTACTTTGCTACGCGCGAAAAGGAGGCCGACTTCCCGGCGAAGCTCGCCATCATCAAGAGCAAGTTCGAGGACCCGGCATTTATGAGCAACTTTGTCGCGACCTACCAGCCGCAGCAGTGGTTCGGTGCGATGAAGATGATGTACGACACGATTCAAGTGCCGCCAGCGCGCAACAATGCGCCAACCAATCAACCGATTCGTTCTCGGCCAGCCAATACAGGAACGCCGAAAAGCGGTCCAGGGCAGGACGAGTTCTCGCGCGGCATGCAGCTTTTGGATAACTTGGGCGTCTGATAGTCCGCGAACCCGATACAAGAGTCTCCCGCGCTGCTTCGGCATCGGGGCTTAAGTCCTCTTCGGAGGCCGTCATGCACAGCGGTTCGCTGCCGGGCATGACGTCTGAAAGGCCATCATCATGATGGCCTTTGTTTTTGAGGGTTCGGTTACGCCGCGACCATGCGCAACACCGTGACAATTGTGCTTGCGTTGTTGCGCACGGTCCTATACTTCATTCCAGTAATTCTGTTTTTAGCCATGCCACATCATCATGCAGCGTCAGCCGAAGTTCGCGTCTCGGCCTTGATGAAGTGGCGCGACTAATAACGCCACATCGAATTTGTCGCTGTACCGCTGGAGTCGCGTCCAGTAGCGCAACGGATAAAGGTTTAAGCCGCGTCAGTCGAGAGTAGCGCACGACACACCGAAATCCGAATCACGGCTTTGCGTCCCGTAACGATGTGAGAGTGCTTTCCACTTTCATATTAGGAGCGACAAACCATGCCTATTTCCGCACCAGACCTGGCGATCTACGCCAAATCTTCCCTCGACGAGTACATGCGCAACACGCCGGTCGACCAGATCGGCACCGAACATCCATTGCTGAAAAAGCTGATGGGTAAGCGCAAAACCTTCTTGGGCGCCAAACAAAACGCCGTCTACCAAATCCGCAAAAACTACGACAGCAATTTCGCATGGGCTTACGGCGCGACGGCGGTGTCGTTTAACACCCGCAATCCGGCAGAGCAAGCCTCGTTCCCATGGCGCCGTGCAGTCGACGGCTTCTACATGACGCACGACGAACTGTTCTCTAACGGTATCAAGGTTCGCGAAGGCGACCGCGGCCAGTTCCGTCTCGAAACCAACGAGAAGGTACAGCTGGTGAACATGATGAACGAGAAGAAGGAAGTCTTCCGTCTCGGCTTCGAGGAAAAACTCGACATCGAACTGCACCGCGATGGCTCGAGCTCGACCGACTCCGTGACCGGTCTGGACGGCCTGATCTCGCTGACTCCAACTACCGGCATCGTCGGCGGCTTGGACCGATCCACCGCCACGTACTGGCGCAACGGCGTATCAAGCGCAATCGCTTCCACGTCGGACGGTGTGCTGGCCGACAAAATGGAACAGATGTGGCGCGCTTGCACCCGCAATGGCGGCACCCCTGATCTAATCTTGGCCGGTTCGGACTTCATTGATGCGTACCGCAAAAACGCCGTGACCGTCGTGAACAATGCGGAATCCGGCGCGGTTAAGCGTATCGATGCAGGCGTCGGCTCGGGCTCGTCTACTGGCCTGTACTTTAAAGGCGTGGAGATCGTGTGGGATCCAACGTTCTCCGAACTTGACTCGCTGGATGCGCCAACCATCCCGTGGGAAAAGCGCTGCTACTTCATCAACACCAAGTACATGGACTATCTGGACGACGACATGGACATCGTGACGCCGACCCGCCCGCACGACACGCTGGCGTTCTACCAGATGATTAACCTGCGCCTGGTGCTGGCACTGAAGCGCGCAAACGCTCACGCCGTGCTGTCGATCGCTTAAGCAGTTACCTCGCGGTCGCTGGCAGCAGCGATCCTTCCCCGCTGGCTTCGGCTGGCGGGGTTTTTTGGCAAGTACATAACGATACGAGGACAAGACCATGAACAAGACCATGAAGTTGTACGGACTGAAGGTGCGCCGTGATGCACTCACTACTACTCCGGTCAACGTGCCGGCGCATGAAGTGCCGATTCTGCAGACGATTTTCGGTGAAGAGAACGTCCACAACCGCCGCGGCCAATCGCTGGCCGGCGAGGACGCGGCTGAGTTGTCTGCAGCCGACGTCGTTGGTGAAGTTGACCAACAAGAAGATGAGTTTCTGCGCCTAGAGCGCAAATACGGCGGCAATGACAAAGGCTCGTTTGTCGAGCAGGTCTACGGCAAGAAGGCTACTCGCGGATTGGAGAAGCGCATGGCATCTGACCAAGCCGACGCGGAGAAGGCAGCCAAGGCCAAATCAAAGGCCGACGACAAGTAATCCAAGGAGTTCGTGATGGCCCAGCCACCAGCCTATAACCGCACCAAAGACTTTACGGTCGACTTCGGTAACGAGACCGATCATTCGGCGCTGAATGCGGAGCTGGATAATGCCGCCAATTCGATCAATGACATCCGCGCGAATCTCGCGTTGATTCAAGCCGATGACGGCACGATATTGGCTGACGCCATCACGACCGATGCGCTATCAGATGACGTTAAAGACTTTCTCATCAACGAAGTCAGTAACGGCATTGTGCAATACCGAGACGATGCGGCAACGTCTGCTGGCTTAGCGCAATCTGCAGCTACCGACGCCGCGGCGTCCAAGACATCAGCTGCCGCATCTGCTACAAGCGCGTCAACCTCCGCAACGTCTGCCCTTGCCAGCAAAAATGCAGCAGCCGCATCAGAGACTAGCGCAACGGCATCAAAGAACACTGTCGTCGCGGCAGAGGCCAATGTAACGTCGCTCGCGGCGACGGTAGCCACAAACAAGACTGCTACCGATACAAACGCGGCATCGGCGCTGGCCTCAAAAAACGCTGCCGCAGCGAGCGCAACCACCGCGTCCGATAACAGTGCATTGACCGCCGCTGACCGTGTGCAGACCGGCCTCGATCGCACTGCCGCTTCCAATAGCGCAGCTGCGGCAGCAGCAAGCGCCGCATCGCTGGATGCGACCACGCTGGTTCACAAAACAACGGATGACACGGGTGCCGTGTATTCGGCAGTTGGCACGACGGCGCAGCGGCCGCCGGCACCAGGCGAAGGATGGGAGCGCTACAACTCCGATCTCAAGAAAAAAGAAGTATGGAATGGCACGGAATGGGAAGCGGTCGGCGCCGGCGCAACTGGCTCGGTCGGTAATCCCGTGTTCTACGAAAACGATGCCACGATCACGGGCAACTACACGATCACGGCCGGGAAGAATGCAATGACGGCGGGCCCGGTATCGATCGCCGACGATGTGACGGTTACGATCCCGGATGGCTCGGTGTGGACGATCGTTTGAGGGCGGGGAAATGACAACGAAAATCAGCGGACTTTCCGGGGTTGAATTCCCGGACGGCGACAAGGCGGCGGCGGTTGTTGGCCCGGTTTCACAGGTCGGCGGAGTGCCGACCGGCGCGATCATGGAAAGCGGGAGCAATGCGAACGGCAGTTATGTGAAATATGCTGACGGAACAATGATCTGTTCTTATCAGTCCCTAACTTCTGGTTCATTGGCCGCAAACACTGGCAGAGAAATTACCTGGACATATCCAGCAGCATTTGCTGCTGGCTCCGTTCCTTCGGTAACGGGCAATTCCGGCGTCGGCACTAGCGGAACTAACGGCATAGCCGCGCAGCTTGCTATTGGATTTCCTCAAGTTCCGGGGAATGCTTCGACCAGAGTGCATATTTGGAATGGCTCCGGTTCGACAGTGTCAGCGCAATATGCAAACCTGATCGCAATCGGAAGGTGGTTTTGATGACGCTCATCAATCGTAAATGGCAGGTCGGATCTGATGCTGACGCCAGCAAGAATTTCACTATCCAAGTGCCGGATGTGCAGGATGGTAGCCTTGAAATTCGCAGGGGGAATGCCGATGCGCCGGGTGCAGTGGTTGCAAAAATACAGCCTGGGGTGCCAGTCTTTTTTTTAAGCGCATTTGGGCGCTTCAACGGTTCGGGCGGTGTCACAAGTTTTTCAGGTGAAAACTGTTCAGTGGTGCGCAACAGTGCTGGCACATATACGGTAACGTTCGATAGCCCAATGCCGACGGCGAATTACACAATATTCGGTTCGGCAGATTCTGCGTTCGGTGGCGTTCGCACAATAGCTGGCACGGATACTGTTAACGGATTTCAATTCACCACAAGCAATTCATCCAATGTTCCAGCTGATTGCAGCTGGATTAACTTTGGCGTTGTAATTTAGGAGTAACCAATGCCATTTACTCATAAAGCAAACGCGGATGGATCGGCTGCGCTGCAAACTGGCGGTGTGGATCGCATCCTGCTGGGGAACGACGGCAAGGTAAAGCTGACGCAAACGCAAACCGATGCGGATGGAATTGCGCAGTACGGGCAGATCACGATAGTGCAGACATTGTTCGCGAGCTACACGGCAATTTCTGCGGTTACCGCGGTTATCCCTATCGACGGAACCGTCCCGCAGAATACGGAAGGCGTCCAAATATTAAGCCTGACGATCACGCCGAAAAAATCGACCAACAAAATACGGCTTAGATTTCAGGGGAATTTGTCTGCGCACACGGCCGGGGCATCCGTCATTGCGGCGGTATTCAGCAGCAATAGCCCGAACGCACTGCAAGCGACGCGATACGCAATACCAAGCACCGACCAGATGCTGCCAATTATTCTGGAATGCGAGGACTCGCCCGGCGCGATCACGCCAGTGACCTATACGGTGCGAGTCGGTATTAGCGCCGGCACAAGTTATCCGAATTCCAACGGATCGGGAAGCGCTGAGTTTGGCACGGGAGGCGGCGGCAAGGCATGCACCCTGATTCTGGAGGAAATCCAGCAATGAGCAATTACACCGTGATGTCAGCCGCTTATGCAAATGCGGGCCATACATCGGCAATTATTCAGACTGAAGAAGCCGGGGCGGTAGCAATCAGCAGTGCGGATACGCCGGATCTGTGGGCGCAACTTCATGCGAGCGGATTGGCGATTGAGGATTTTTCGATTGCGCCGATTTATGCCACGCTTGAGGAAGCAAAGGCAGCAAAGCAGGCCGAAATAAAGGATGAATGCGACAAGGAAGTGGAAGTCATCCGTGCGACGTATCCAGATGCAGAGGTGCTGTCATGGGCGAAGCAAGAAACCGAGGCGCGCGCGCTGGTAGCTGATCCGAATGCGGAGACGGTGCTGATCGATTCGATCGCTGAAGGCCGCAGCATGGACCGCATGGAGCTGGCAACGCGCATCATTGCGAAGGCCGATGCCTTTGCGGCGATTTCCGGCGCAGCGATAGGGAAGCGGCAACTGCTAGAGGAGGCAATAGCCGCGGCAACCTCTATCGAAGATGTCATTGCTATTTCCTGGGACACACCGCTCGCCCCTGAAGAGCCTGCGGCTCCTGACAAAACTCCACCAACAGAAGACCCGCCTACTGACACTGCAGGAGCCTAAGCCATGCTTCCGTTCTACGGAGATCAGGGATTTAAGGGATGGATTTATCAGGTGGCGATCGCAGCTGACCAGTTCATCAATGCCTTCTTCAACGGGAAAGCAGATGAAACCATGTCGTCGCGTTGCTACCGTCTACATGATCGCCAGCCATATAAGAGCTACGAGAAGATTATCGACGCCATCTTCTATCCGTTTCAAGGGGCCGGGCATTGTCAGGGCGCGTATCAAAGCGAGATCAACGGCAAGCAGAGACCTGCCGGAGTAACGATAGAAACCACCAAATCGGTATGAACATGAGGGGGAACATGATGAGCGAACCGGCAACCAGCGCAGCAGGCGCGGCGATCGGATGGAAAATGATCGGCGGCTTAGCTGGCGTGCTCGGCGCTGGTGCGGCCGTGTCGGCCATTGTAGTCATGCTCATGACGCCACCGCGCAGCCCGCGCGAATGGGCGGTCGGCCTGATAAGCACCGTGATGGGTTCTATAGCAGGCGGAGCAGCCGTGATCCAGCACTACAGCCTGCAGGCATGGATGGAGAGTTTCACTGGGCTGCTCGCTGTACTCGGCATTGCTTTCTCATGCGGCCTGCCGGCGTGGGCGTTGGTGCGCTGGATATTCACCTATATCCAGAATCGTCAGGGCAAGGACATTCTGGAAGTGGCGCAAGAAGCTAAGCAAATCATCTAAGGAGCGGGTATGTCTGGACTTTCACCACGCTACCGAACTTTTGGCGAGCTGATGACAGAGCTAAAGGCTCGGCTCGGCTTTGTCGCCCAGGGCCCGAGCTCGAATAACAATCGCGCCGTGCTGACTAGCTTTCTCCAGGAAGGTCACGATTACCTTTACGGTAAGTTGAAGCCCACGCCAGCGAGAAAAAAAGCGACGTTGACGCTGCAGCAGGGCTCTTACCTGTATGACTGGCACAACGACGCTGACGACGAGGACATTGACCCGCGTGGTGTGTATGCAGTGTGGATCATCGTTTCCGGCGACCAGCGCGAAAAGATGGAGCAAGGCATCACGGAATACGACCGTTCGCTGACCTCGCGCAGCCATCCTACCCGGTATGACACGCTTAACGGCCAGATGGAGGTTTGGCCGGTTCCTGACACGCCGTATGACGTCATTGTCGAATATACCGCGTCACAACCGCGATTCTCCGCAGATTCAGACCGCCCGGGCGTTCCCGATCGGCTGATACTTCTTTACGCGATCGCGCAGGCAAAATCGCATTATCGCCATCCTGATGCACAGGCTGCTGGAGCCATCTTCACGCAGATGCTGCGCCAAGAAGTCTCAGACAGCCACGAGAACCGGCGCTATCTGGTCGGCACTCAAGAACCGCAGTCCGCAACAGTGATACGTGGCGGCGACGGCTCATTTACGTTTCCGGTGAATTGACCGTGGGTGCGATTACCTTCAATCGGTATGACCTGGGCATTGACCTGCGAAAAGGCGCGTCCGTATCTGACGCAAACCGTCTGCGGGATATGAAGAACGCCTACGTGACAACGGGCCTTGCGACGCAAAAGCGGCCCGGCCTGGTGCATGTGGCAACGCTAGAGCCAGGAACAAAGGGATTAAGCGCGGCATTGGGAAAGCTGCAGACGTTCTACGGAAGCGGCACAGTGACGCATGCCAACACCCTGTTCAATGCCAATAAGGCCCAGCTGGACGGCTCAGATGCGACCGTGACAGACGTTCATTACGCAGATGTTTTCAATGGATTTATCTATGCCGCCATTGAGTACACGGGCGGCGTAATCAAGCACAACTATTTCAGCGATGCGACGCCACAGGTGACTGACACCAACTGCCCGCACACAGCGGCGGTGCAAAAGGCAGCATCAAAAATATTTGCCGTGGGAACGAGCGGAGAGGTAATTCGCTATACCAAAACCGGCGATCCTACTGATTGGACCACGGCGAACGACGCCGGCTTTCTTCCGAGTGGGTTGAACGCCACTGGGGACCGCAATGCCAAAGCGCTTGGAATGTACGGTAACAAGCTGGTTGTGTTGATGCGCGATGGCGCCCAAGTCTGGACGGTAGACCCGGATCCGGCCGCAATGGCTCTGGACGATAACGTCGAAAATGTCGGCACTTCGTTCCCGCGGACACTTTCGTCGGTCGGCGGAGACCTCTTCTTCCTGTCCGACTATGGCTTTCGCTCGATCACCACCAACCGGCTCATTGACAAGCGAGAGGATGTCGACGTTGGCTCGCCAATCGACACGCTGGTCAAGCCATCGATAGCTGCCATCGGTGGTAAGCCGATTGGTCGCTACTTCTACGGTACGGGCCAGTATTTGTGCGCTATGGACAGCACGCTGTATGTGTATTCAGTCTCGCGGACCTCAAAGATTGCGGCCTGGTCGCGCTACATCCTGCCCTTCTCAGTGGAGGCGATGACGGAACTGGACGGCGTACTGTATTTCCGCACGGGCGATGACGTCTACAAGTTCGCTGAAGAATCGAATACCGACGACGGAGAGGTGTTCGAGGTTCTGCTTGAGATGCCTTACATGGACTTCAAAAGTCCCGGTGTGCTGAAAAGTGTCTATGCCATCGACATCGTAATGGATGGCGAATGCTACTTCTCGCTCGGCTGGGATGTCAGAGATGCTTCAGCGATCACGGATGAGGTGAGAATTGTAGGTAATACGCGCGGCGGCGGATTGATCCCGATCGAATGCTGCGGCACCGAGTTTTCGCCACGGTTCCGTAATGCGACGGACCAACCATTCCGGCTGGATGCGCTGACGGTCTACTTCAATGAATTGGGTTCAATGTTCTGATGGAAGTGCGCTTCTTGACTTCGCCTGAAGAAATCTCGCGCAGATGGCCCGAGCTACAGCCGCTGCTGGCGCCGGTAGTGGCAGATGCGGCTCACGGCGAATACACGCTTGATGACTTGTTCGACTTGGCGCGTGCGGGAAGTTTGACGGTTGGAGTATGCGAGACGGCCGGACGCCCGCTGATGGCGATGGCTTTCGAGTTCCGTCACTACCCGCGCAAGTTAGCCATCAATGTGGTCGCCCTGGGGGGATGTGAACTAAAGGAGGTGGCTGGCCGCT